TAAGCCCTTTAAACTGGTAAAGGATATTAATTTTACTCTATCTAATGGCGATAACATGTTAATCAAAAAAGGTTATCCAACAGACTTTGCTTCTTTACCTAAACCTTTTAAAGTTCTTGGAGTTTACTTAAAAACATTCGACCATATAGGAGATGATTTAGAAGCATTTATAATCCACGATTTTTTATCTAATTATAGAAATTATGTTAGTGATAAAAAACTAGAACCTATATATGTTACTAGAAAATTTACAACCAAAGAAATGAAATATCAGATGTTGCAATACCAAAAAGAAGTTAAAAGAATCAAACCTGTAAGAAATTGGCTATTTACTAATGGTGTTCACTTTGGAGGAATCTTTAGTTATGGTAAAATATAGGAGTTAATAACTAATATAAAACAATGATAGAAATTACACGTGAAGACGCTCAAAACATTCTTGTTATGTCAGAGAAGGTTCAAATCTCTGGAAAAGAAGCAATGGCAGTAGCTCAACTACAAGTAAAATTATCTGAAGCTTTAAAGAAAGAGGAAGCTCCAAAGGAAGAAAAGAAGAAGTAATTTAATGTGGGGTAGTGAGCGATACGGATGTATCAATATAAAATCGTTATCCCAAATTAGTTTATAAACATTATGAAAAAAAACCAAAAACAAAATACTAATATGAAAGTATATATAAATACAACAGAAGACTGGGACTCAATCAAAGAAGCAGTAGTTTATGCTCGCAAGTATTTTAAGGGTTACATATCAGAGATTAAACTAAACAAAATCAATTTAGATTTAAGTATTGATGGATTAGAATTTCTCTATGAAACTACTTATTCTTGGTCTTGGTTTGAAAGAGTTCCTACCCGTTCACTTAAAGGAAGTTTTATAAGAAATTTAGCTCCGAAAGAATACGACTATGCAGGATTAATAGTTGATAAAAAAGCAACATCAGAAAAAGATAGTCTTTACGGACAACATAGCTCTAAAGATAAAAGCATTGAGGTTTATGCTAAAAAGCGAGGAGTATTAAGGGGTCTGCCTTATACAACAAATAATTTGGTTCACGAATTAAATCATGCAGTATGTTCACATTATGGGATTGAAGATAAATTGCACGAGTTCATTGATGAGAATAAAAACATGGTAGGATTTTTACCATCAAAAACTAAATCAAAAATAAACGACATATTTCCTTTAGTAAAAAAAAAGTTTAAAGCATTACAATTCTTTGCTAAATTACTAGGAACACCAATCAAAATGGTTGAGGGGTATCGTTCAGCAGAAAGACAAAATGAGTTATACAAACAAAGACCTAAAGTAACTAACGCAAGAGGTGGAGAATCAATGCATCAGTATGGGATAGCACTAGATTATTGTTTCACTAAAGGAGTGGCGTATCCACCAAGTGGAGATAGTAAATGGCGACACGTTAATAACATGGCTAAATGGCTAGGGTTTTATTCTTACGGTCTTGAATTAGGTTGGGACGACGGACATATCCAAGTAATGTTTGATTATTCAGAAAAGGATTTCCGAAACGGTAATGTAGATTATAGTAAATATGAATAACTGGGTTCTATTCTTAACAGTATCAATAATGTGTCTTACACTATATGCTTTTTATTACGTTACCTTCAACTTCCAAAGTGTCTTGTTTTGAGTCTTTTAACATAAGTTCTAATGAATCAATAACATCCTTTTTTGACTCGTAATAACCCGTTAATGGTTCTGTCCATGAGTGGGGTATTCCATCTTCATAAAAAACTTCTGCAACATAGTAAGTGTCTTTTTCTTTTATTATACGATAGCTCCAGTCCATACTATTCATGGTCTTCTGCTTTACCAAGAGTTCCAGAACATGTGTCGCAATGGTCTGAACCCTCTATTGTTCCTCGTCTAAGGTCGACTAAAGTTCTTACTCCTGCTTTTCCGTCTGAAAGCTCTTTGTTTAACTTTAAAAGTCTAAATACAAAATATGCTCTATAAGAGTTGTCTTGTTCTCTAAGGAAGTCTACACCTGCTTCAACTTCTTTCATTTGTCTTTTAGATAAGTTTCCAAATGATTTCTTTACTGCTTCTTTTTTTGTTACGTAAATGTCGTTTTTCATGTTATTTGTTATATTCGCTTATTTCTGCCAACCCTTCTTTTTCTAATTGTTTCTGTAATTGGGCAAGACTCCTCCAACAAACTTTTGTTAAATGCTTAACACCATCTGTGTCAACAGGGTCTAATGCAGTATCTATAAAGTGTCTACCAAGACAATCTAGTTCATCTCCAGATTTACTTCTGTCCCATCCAAGTGGCTTACCTGGGTTATGTTGCTCATTAGCAATTTGACTTAATCTTGCTACCTCCAATATTGCTAGTGGGAAGTATTTAATAAAGCCAGAATAAACTGGAATACCTTTTCTAATTTCTGCTTCTGTTGGTTGTTTTTTGTTCATAATGATAATCTATGTTAATTGCTAATTTAAATCGACTGGTGGCTATCTGAGAGCCTCAGGCAGGGTTTTAAGCACCTCTTTAATCTCGTTTATAAAGTCTTTTCTTATCTTTGCCACTTTTTTAATGTAATCCTCAATGTCTTTGTAGTCTTCTTTCTTTTCATACTCTACTGCTATTCTATCAAGTGCAGATTCTATTGTTGGTTTGTATTTAGTAACTCCGTCACCAGTTATAATATATTGACGTTTATCTGTTGATATGGTGTAATTTCCTATTTTGAATAATTTTTTAATGTTTGATTTCATATTAATCTCTGCTTATCATGTCAATTTCCCATTTATCCTGTATTTTCATAACCACAGTCCCAAATGTTGGTGAATTACTTTTTTTACCAAGACCACTCTCAAATTTAATCCTACCGTTTGGTATAAAGATTTTTCCACCGCCAACAAAATCATGGAATCTTTTTGTTGTTATAAATTCAATAGGAAATAACATATAAATTTCATTTTTTGCTTCATTATAAGTTTCCCACGCTTTTTTCAAAAATTCATGTTTTATTGTAAAGGGTGGGTTAATCCATATTCTTTTGTATTTTGTCCAATCTTGTGAAAGACCGTCTGTTTCTATAGTGTCAAAGTCTTTTATTCCAAAGTCCTCTGCCTTTTCCTTTGTTGTTGCTGGGTCATAGTCAAATTGACCAAATCTAGCTACAAACTCTTTTGGTGTATAATATTCATTATCTTTTGATACGTATTTCATTTTAATTTCGTTATGATAAATACCCCGCCATTTCTGACGGGATATGATTTAAGCAACGGGAACATCCGTTACAACTGGTAATTTATCTTTAACTGTGATGTATAAATACCCAGACTGACTTGAGTAACCAAGTCCTTTTGAATAGTCATTGCCAGTAAAGATTGACGGTGCATGAATAACACGGTTTTCGTAAGAATCTGATAGAACCTTACGAGTATGCAAGTGTCCCATAACAATTAAGTTATAGAAGTCTTTGAATCCATACATGTTTACAATCTGGTTGCCTCCTTTTTTAGAGATTCCCAAATGACCATGTGTGAAAACAAACCCACAACCGTCTAGCTTTAACGAGTGAACATCTGGAGTCCATACTGTTTTAATTCCAGTAAATGTATTTGATAACACAAAATGGATCAATCTAGTTACTTCTCCCTCGACATCTTCTTTATTATTGCTAGTGACCCTATCGTGATTACCTGAAACAAGCACCAGATTATCAACATTGTTAATATCTGATATGAACTTTGTAAGAAGCTCAATTGCTTTGACTACAGCTTTAACACCGTAACCGTCTTTTTCATCAATATTTTTCCAAGAGTTGATGTGGTTTAAACCTGTGAATGTTTCAATAAAGTCCCCATTGAGAACCAGAGTAACACTTTTAGGTCTTCGCCCGTTAACATCTTGAGATATTGTTTCCAGTTTTGCTTCGAGAACTTCATAATTGTAAGCTGGTAGGTTTTTTGATTTCTCAATTTTTGCACCAGCGTGTAAATCACAAACGTGAACAATAGCATTTATATCTACTGTTAGTTTAGTTCTTTTAGCAGTTACTTGTTTAGCTACGGTTATGTAATCCAACAAGCCAGTTTCAAACTTCTGGCGTTGATAAAACATATCCTCAACTTTTTTGATGCCTTTTGCATAAGCCCTTTTTGTTTGCTTGTCGTCTTCGTGAACGATGACAGCACGCATATTTTGAGGACTATACTTTTCGGCAACCTTATCGGCAATCATGTCGCAAGCCTCTTTACCAGAAACTAACGATAGACTGTAAGGACTAAATACGTCAGAGTCTTTGACTAGGTCAAAAGTTCTCTTAAACGACACCCACTGGAGAGCATCAAAACCAAGATAGTTTTGAACTTGCACCTGTGATTTATTCAGTCCGTGCTTTGAGTATTGATAGAAAACATGGTCAACTTGGTCAACAGTAAGAGCTAAATTACCCCTCCTATATTTCCAAACCAGCTTATTTCTCTTTACTTCAAACGGGTTTTCTTCTTCCTTGACTATTTTTTTCTTCATAATGTGCCTTTCTGCTTTTAATTATACTCCTTTAATAACTCGCCTTAACTTTCTTGTTCTTTATTGTAACTTATTCCAACGTAAATTAATACCTGTCAAGATTGCATAAGGTGTGGATAAGTGGTGTAAAACTAACTGGGGATAACTAATTTGATTAAAGTTTTAGATGGTTTATAATTAGGGTATGAAAAAATTAGAAAATTTAATTATAGGTAAAAAGTGGGAAGCTAATGATGATGTTTTTATGTATCTTAATGGTTATCAAGAAATCAATAAAATTATTAAAGACATAACAGATAACATTATAAAATAATATGAAAAAACCATTTTACTATTTTGTATTTAAAAGATTATTAAATAAATTTTTTGATAAATATATTAGGGGTAATAAACAAGCAGACATAGAATTTATATCTAATATAAACGACAAATCACAAATTATATTAAACAGAACTAGATACTATTCAAATCACATGGTAACGAAAGATTTAAAACACTTACTAAACTTAGTTGAAGAAATTATAGACGATGTTCAAGTAGAAGAAAACATGTGCGATAAAGATAGAAACTTAGTCTATCTCAGATATACCATAAAGTATGTAACGCAAAAAAAATATGAATAAAAACAAACAATCAATAATACAAGATAGCCAATTTTTATGGTGCAAAGCTAAACTTAATATAATTAAATATATTAAAAAAACAATAAAATACACAAACTGGGAAGACTTATTTAATAAGGCATTTACATTAATGTTTTATTGTTTTTTTATTATGTTAGGAATAGGAATATCAAAAAGTATTTACGAATTAATAGAATTATTAATTATTTGTGGATAACTTTCTACACAATCCTGCAAAAATGGTAAAATGATATAAGGAAAGCATGACAGAAACGACAGACAATCAGATACTATAACGACAAAACTTCAAAATTTATTAGTCCATTTTTTGTAGCCAATGAGAACAGCCCAGAAAGACTTAAGAAAACATTATAGTCAAATTAATAATAATAATTGTAGTTACATTTTTAATAATTGTAGCCACAGCCGAAGCTAGAGAATCATACACAGCACCAGAAGTTAAAAGAGTCCAAGTTGTGCAAATTATAGAAGTTAAAACAGATAGCCCTATTATAGAGCAAAAGATTAGAGAGGCGTTTCCAGATAACTATAAAGTTATGTTAGCTATTGCTCAAGCTGAATCAAATTTAAATCCTAGCGCTTTAAATCCAGAGTCTCATAATGGGTGCGACGGTTCGTTTGGAGTTTTTCAAATTGCTTGTTTGCACGTAGATGAACCAGAAATGCTTTATGACGTTGATTATAACATTGAAATTGCAAAAAAGATTTATAACAGAGATGGTATAGAAATTTGGGGAGCTTTTACAGACAAAAGATATTTAGCCTATTTAAATTAAAACTGTGGATAACTACTCTTTACGGAGTGGTTTTTGTTTTATATAATGTAAGTATGAACAGAGAAATAAAATTTAGAGCATGGGTAGCAGAAGAAAAAACAATGATTAAACACCGTGAGGTTATAGAACGCTCACACTTACAATTTAAAGATAGAGTTGGTCAAGACAAAGATATTGTTATGCAATACACAGGTATTAAAGACAAAGACGGCGTAGAGATTTATGAGGGGGATATATTAAATAATGGCTGGGTAGGTATAGCAGAGGTTAAAAATGGAATAGCTACAATAGAAGATAACGAAATGTATGGATTTAATCAAGTTTCTGGTTTTTACTTAGATACAGAACGAGGTTACAGACACATTGACCTAGATAAAAATGTTGAAGTAATAGGAAACATTTACGAAAACCCAGAACTACTAGACAACAAATAATATTAGTTATATAATGTGTTTATGGATAAAAATTTAACTGTTTATCCATCTAGCCCCATTTTGTATACAACAAAGGCATCAAGCAATTCCCTCGCTTGGTGTTTTTATTTATCCATAGTATAATTTATATATGTTCGGATTTAGGAAAACTACAACAATCTAAGAACGCAGAAAATCCACCAATCATTAAGACTGGTGGATTTCTGTTAGATAAGAGTCAAGGCGAATATCATCAAATCAAATATCTTTTTAAAGTTCTTTACCGAACCGTTTCCAAGAATTACTTTGGATTCACAACACTAATTAAAGCATTTATATAACATTATACTATCAAAAAGCAGTATAGTCAAGCATAACATGATAACCTACCGAAATTCAGCAGGACTGATAACCTAGCAATTTATGGATTGTTAGTCAAGCGAATAAACCAATACTTTTAAAAGACACCTTTCCGAGAGGGTGTTTTTTTGTGGATAACTAATTATGTCTAAAAAAACAAAGTGTTATAATAAAACTAGGAGAACATTAAAAATGCAACTAGAACTAAAACTAACAGAACAAAAGTATTATCAACTTCACTTTAATTGGTGGAGGGAGGTAGTATGCACAACATAGACTTGTTTGAAATGGCAAGAACAAAGTTGATACACAGACCCACTAACGAGCGTTTTATTTATGACGCAACTTGCTGGGCTGAAAAGCGTGTGCCAATTTTTATGGTAAAACATTATTATGATGATTTACTTAACAACGACACTATGCCTGATTTCTTACAAGATTATTGCTTAGCTGTTTTAAACGGGGTTAAACCCCTCACGTTCACATACAAAAGGAGGAACAAATGAGCACCTTAGAAGACAATGAAAATCTTAGAAGAAAAATCTATCAAATAAAGGAATCTAAAAGTTCTGTAAATCGTTACTACTTTTGGATAAGGTTTAAACGCCAACCAGTAAATGATGGAGAACTTATGCTTTTCTATATTGAATCTGGGGGTGCTAGAGACTATGCTGAACGCAACAAGAATGCAACCATTAAGGAATCATGACAGATATAATAATAGGAGCAATAATTATTGGACTAATTGTAATAGGTGGCACAATATCAATCTTACAGTCAATATTGGCTTGGTAGATTGCAAGAACTGTGGATAACTCCGCAGTTCTTTTTTTAAAATAATGTATAATGTTTGTATGGGAATGTATTTAGAAGAAAGCGAAAATGCAAAAGACATAAACAAAATGAGTTTAAGTTTTAAAATGCCTAAGTCTACCCCTAAGAAGTCCTCACAACAGACGCTAGTGGACAGAATACTAGAAGTGACAGGACAAGACCCAAAAAAGTATTACGGGTTCTGGTGCTTAAAATCTAGCGAAAAAGGTTTGCCAATGAATGTTGTATTAGACCTTTGCGACACAGCTGAAAAGTTGCCAGCTAAATATTCTAAAGTGGGCTATCTTATTAAAAGATTATAGTGTATACTTTAGGAAGAACTTTAACATAAATATAATGTGTAGAAGCAGGGGTAGACAGGGGTTCGATTCCCCTATGATTAGCGAAATATAATGTGTAGGATATTGTCGAGTGTACATTAAACAATATTTAAAACATTTGATATAGCTGTATTCATTCGTCTAGAGGTTAGGATACCCCCGCTCCTGCACATTATAAATAGTGTGTAGAATTGAGGAGTATCGGACTGTGAGCCGAAAGCTACCTAGAATATACGGTAGCTAGGAATAGGGATAACGCACGTTCCCAAAATAAAATAGGTCGCCCTGAATTGACAGGAGTTGGAAAAGGATACGGTTATATTCCCCAACATAAACCTAGAGCCTTCTTGCAAGTCAAACCTTGCCTTCTCAATCTTGCACATTATAAATAGATTGAGAATTGATGCAGCTAGGTGATTTTAGAAAATTAGGTACTAATCATGCTTAGCCTAGCGCCACCAGTTCTTAATCATAGAGAAGTGTTCAAAAGTAGACTATTTTGAGCTGAATGAACCCGTAGAGAATAGAGTGATGTATGCACACAATTTCGATGTTTGGTAAGCTTTATGCTTCTCATAAACCAGATAATGATTTGTAAAAGGTGTGTATATCACTCTGCACTTTAGCAGAAGTTTCACACAACTTAAAACTGTGATATAATATATATATGACTAAAGCAGAATCAGTAAAAGAATATTTCACACCGAACTGTTTTTTTACTGGTTTAGTCACCGCATAAAAAGTCGCACAGCAATGTGCGTCTTTTTTGCATACAATTTATTTACAACATTCCTTTAAGGCGTTCTGGAATTTTAAACTACGTCTTCTAAATTTTAAAGTTGATTAAGGTATTTATGAGAAAACAGGGAAAACAAGTTGGCAACTCTTGCCCTGTCGTTTAATAAGTATCGTAATTAACTAGATAGAGAAGCATTAACTTGTGTAAACTATTAACAGTAAATAATACATATAAAGAGAGCCAAAGTTTGCCTTACATTAAAAGGTAAAAGTTGCTTTCTATGTCTGTAATATAAAACTGTGGATAACTAATTAGACAATCAAAACAGATTAGCTATAATATACACATAGCAGTTAACAAAACATTATGAGAACAATAGATTACGCAGGTATAAGTAGAAACGAAGACACCTTAGCTTATCAATTACTTCCCAAGCTAAGACATTTAACTTTAGAAGGTGTTGCAGAAGATGGAAACCTTATTTGGTCAGGACACAAAGACGAAGTTGAAAAAGTGGAGTTAATAGTTAAAAAATATGAAAATGGATAACTTACCACCAGATGTAGACGAATACGCAATCGGCATAGAAGAATATGAGGATGAAAAAGAACCAGAAGAAGGAGTTATTAGCGAAGACGGAGAGATAATCAATTAATTATGGAAAATATAAATAATTCAAGTGATGTAGATTCAAGTCGTGTTGTATATTCAAGTCGTAATGTATATTCAAGTCGTAATGTAGATTCAAGTCGTAATGTAGATTCAAGTTGTAATGTATATTCAAGTCGTAATGTATATTCAAGTCGTAATGTAGATTCAAGTCGTAATGTAGATTCAAGTCGTATCGTATATTCAAGTCGTAATGTAGATTCAAGTCGTAATGTAATCTTCTGCTGTGATATAAAATGCAAAGAATACTATGCGTTTAATAAGCAAGTTACAACAGATAGGTTATATGAAATTATAAACCTTTGGAACAAACTAAAAGGAGATTTCAAACTAGAACTAGAAAATAACGAATGGACAGACGAATGGAAAAAATTACCTAACTCTGTATGGCAGGAACTAGCTAAACTACCAGAATGGGATATAAATGTTGTAGAGAAAATTATAGGGTTTAAACCTAATATGGAGATTTCTAAAGAAATGACAGTAGCAGAAATATCAGAGAAGTTAGGATATGAAGTAAAAGTAATAAAATAATTATGAAATACACATTAAAAAACAAAGAAATAGAATTAACAGATGATGAAGTAAAAGCAATTGTAAAACAAAACAGTAAACCTGTAGAAGAAAAGAAAGTGGGGTTAGAAATTAAAAACAGATTTACGGGAAATGTAATATTTACATCAACTAAAACAACATGGGGAGAAGCTGTAGAGGAAGCAAACCTTCGTGAAGCAGACCTTAGTGAAGCAAACCTTCGTGGAGCAAACCTTCGTGGAGCAAACCTTCGTGAAGCAGACCTTAGTGAAGCAAACCTTCGTGGAGCAAACCTTCGTGGAGCAAACCTTCGTGAAGCAAACCTTCGTGAAGCAGACCTTAGTGAAGCAAACCTTCGTGAAGCAGACCTTCGTGAAGCAAACCTTCGTGAAGCAGACCTTAGTGAAGCAAACCTTCGTGAAGCAGACCTTCGTGGAGCAAACCTTCGTGAAGCAGACCTTAGTGAAGCAAACCTTCGTGAAGCAAACCTTCGTGAAGCAGAGTTAATGAATGCTAAATTCTATGGAAAAGGAGGAACATCAAAACTAACAAAAGAGCAGTTACCAGATTTCTTAAACGCACTTGGTTTTCAAGTGGAGAACTAATTATGAAATACAAACAAAACGACATAATAATAGATAAAAACGGAAATACAAGAAAAATATTAGGAATAGTTAGAGATTATTATATTCTTACTCATGAAAATTCAGATAAAGTGAGTGAAATGCTTTGGAATCAAGAAGAATTAGACAATTCAGGCTACACACTACAAGAACCAAAATGGACACCAGAAATATATGAAGATTATTATTATCCAAATATTGAAGTAAATTCTGTTAGAAGAATTTTCTGGTTTAATTGTGAAATTGATAACAGTAGAAAAGATTTAAACCTAATTTTCCCTTTTACACCAGAAGGAAAGAAGCAGGCAGAAGCAAGATTATTAGAAGTAGTAGAGTTACTTAAAAAATAAACATATGACAAAACAAGAACAAAAAGACAAAGCGTATGCAGAATATAATGCAATAGAAGAACCAGCGTATAAAGAATATCAAGCAATAGAAAAACAAGCGTTTAAAGAATATCAATCAAAATGTAATGAGATAGACGAGCTAGATATTAAAATAATTGATGGCAAGAAATATAAGTTAGTGGATTAAAAAATAAATTATGAAAATAGATAATAAATTAACAGAATTAAGTAAAAAATATGAGTGCTATTGGGATATTTCATTTAAAGTTTTTCAAACATATACATATTATGAGATTTACTGTGGAAATTGGGATTATAGTAGAAAAAGGTTTAACAGTTTAAAAGAATTAGAGAATGAAATTGATAATTTACTAGAACATACTGACAAAACTTTATACAGAGAAATTGAAAATGATTTGCAGGAAAAAATTAACTCTAATAAAGAAAGATTATCAGAACTTAAAACTAAACTAAAAAGGGTTCAAAAGGGAAATAAAATACTTAAATCACGATTCTAATATGTCAACAATAGATAACATACAAAAGAATATAGAGGAGTTTAGAAATAATTTTATGAATAATGGTATAGACGGGGTGTTGCCTGATGAATTTCAAGAACCACAATTGGTGAGAATAGATATTTTCATCAAACAATCTCACATATCATTTATAGAGAACGAGATAGAGAGATTAGAGTTGGAGAAGGGAACAATAAAAATTAACCTTAGAAAGATAAATGAGATAGAAAGAATAGAATCAATTACTATTCCACAGGATTATGAATCCTCTTACTTTCTGGGCAGGAAAATAGCAATCCAAGACCAAATAGACTATTACAAGAAGACATTAGCGTTAATACAAAAATTATGAACATTAAAACAATACAAGAGAATATAGTAGACCTAGCAATGGAAGAAATGACAGAGGATGGAATACATCACGATGATTTTCCAGACAGAGAAAGTGAATATGTTGCTGAAATTGTTAAAGACTTATTAGAAATAAATGAAATAGAATTAGATGAGATACCACAGTTTAAAGGAACAAGAGATATGCTTGAAAAACTCCAAATATGAAATATCAAACAAAACGACACAATAATAGATAAAAACGGAAATACAAGAAAAATATTAGGAATAGTTAGAGATTATTATATTCTTACTTATGATAATTCAGATGAGGTATGTAGAGAACTTTTGACTCTACTAGAATTAGATTTTTATGGTTTTACACTACAAGAACCAAAATGGACACCAGAAATAAATGAATTGTATTACTATGTAGATATAGAACCTTTAGGTGTATATGAAGAATCTTGGAGTGAGCAGAAAGAAGATAAAAACAGACTATCCCTCAACCTCATCTTCCCCCATACACCAAAAGGTAAAGAACAAGCACAAGCAAGACTAGAAGAAGTTATTAACTTACTTAAAAAATAGGATATGAAATGGAATAAAAGACATTGTGAAGATTGTAAAGATTTACCAGAAGGAGATGTTAAAAGAGGACACAACCACAGAATGACTTACGACATGTTTATTAGAGATGGGTATGATTCAGGGTTCACAGATGAACAAATGAACTTTTTAGAAAAATGGTTTGGCGATGAGATAAAAAACTAATATGTTAGCAATAAAAATTATTAACTTAAAAAATAAACATATGACAAAACAAGAACAAAAAGACAAAGCGTATGCAGAATATAATGCAATAGAAGAACCAGCGTATAAAGAATATCAAGCAAAATGTAATGAGATAGATGAAAAAGAAATTAGTAAAGTGAAATGGAGAGATGGGGTTATCGTCCTTTTTGAAGTATATGATAGTCACACAGGAGAGGGTGGTGATGAGGTGTTTGACAGTGAAATATCATTACTACAAAAAGGGATAGTGCTAGGAAGTAGGGTTGTGGGTTGTGATTACGAACTAGAAGAAAACGATTTTGTAAATGGGCTTTACGAAGAGGGTGTTGATGAAGATGGCGGGTATAACGTGTATGAGTATACGAAAGCAACGCTTGTTGAACCCGAATGGCTCGCCACCTCAATCGCACAAGACGTAGCAGAAGAGAGAGAGAGGTTGAGGGGGAAGATAGAGAAGATAAAGACATTAGTACAAAAACAAACAGGCAGTTTTAAATATGACAGTTGCTATGATGATGTCATCTCTCTATTACCAACTAACACGAAAAGGGAGAAATAACACTAGATAATTAAAACTGTGGATAACTCAATAGCTTAAAACCACAGATTAGTTATAATATAAGTATTAATAGTTAAACAAACATATGGTAAATTTTCAAGTGTTAGAGAGGTCAACAGGGTGGATAGTGATAGACCATGAAGCAGACATCGTGGCAGAATATGAAACCAAAGAGGAGGCAGTTGAAGTTGTAGAGAAGTTATTAGGATTAACCAATAACAATGAAAGCGAAAACAATTAAACTAGGTAGTGCAGATTATGCCAAAGTTAGTGAAAGAATAAAGCTTTTTAGAGAGGACTGCCCAAATGGAGACATTGATACAGACCCTCTTGAACTAACAAGCGGTCTAGTATTTAAAGCAACAGTAATTAAAGACAAGTCCAATCCTGAAACTTGTGCAAGAGCAACGGGACATGCTCAATCAGTTAAGAAGGGCGAGAAGGCATTTGAGAAGCTAGAAACTATCGCAGTTGGTAGAGCTTTAGCCAATTTAGGATATATGGCTAGTGGAGAGATTGCTTCAACAGAAGAAATGGAAGAATTTATCGAATACAAGAATGAAAAACTTGAGGGAATATTTGATAAAGTAAATAAAGCTAAAACAGAAGAAGAACTCAAACAAGTATGGGAAGAAAATAAAGGTTTAGGTAAAGATTTTGCAAAGCTAGTAACTGATAGAAAAAATGAAATCGCACAAAGTTAATCAAGGAACACCAGAATGGTTTGAGTTAAGGATTAAACATCCATTAACAGCAAGCAAAGCTCAAGCTATATCGGCTCAAGGAGCAGGTTTAAAAACATTATGTATAGAAAAGCTATCTGAAAAGTATTCATCAGAAGTTAAAGAAAAATATACTAATAAAGACCTAGAGCGTGGTGTAGAGCTAGAAGAACAAGCAAGAGCCATTTATGAACTACAAACAGGTAATACTGTCAAAGAGGTTGGCTTTATAACTGATAGCAAAATATCTAAACTAGCAGGAGTAAGCCCAGATGGCTTAGTAGATAAAGATGGAATGGTAGAGATTAAATGTTTTGCAGATAAAAAACATTTTGAGATGATTATTGATGGGATAAAGATTGAAAAACAGTATATGTGGCAAATGCAAATGCAATTATTGTTTACAGGTAGAGAGTGGAATGACTTTGTTGTGTTCAATCCCAACTTCCCAGACTCAATATTAGTAGAAAGAGTTTTTCCAGATAGTGAAATGCAAGATAAAATAGTAGCTGGACTTGTTATGGGAGAAGAAATTATAAATCTAATAGAAAATAAACTTAAAAAATAAATATGTATTTAAACAAAACACAGATTATAGGAAACTTAACAAGAGACCCAGAACAGGCTTCACTTCCGAGTGGTGTAGTTGTATCGAAGTTCTCTCTAGCAACCAACAGAACATTTAAAAATAAAGAGGGAGAAAAGCAAGAAGAAGTAGAATTTCATAATGTTGTTGCTTTCGGAAAAGTTGCAGAAATTATAGGTCAATATTGTAAGAAAGGAAAACAAATATATGTAGAGGGCAGATTGAAAACAATCACTTGGGAAGATAAAGATACGCAAAAGAAGATGTATAGAACTGAAATTATTGCTGAAAACTTCCAGTTCGGAAATTCAGAGAAAAAAGAAAACACAACAGACAGGACAGAAAAAGATTGGAAAGATATGGATAAAAAAGAAGAACTACCAGTAGATGATATTAACCCAGAAGACATCCCTTTTTAATTACATAACAATTATTACATTATGTCAAATGAACTAAAAATAAGCAAAGCACAAAGAGGCTCATACCACGAATGGATGCAAGCAACAGCAGACATGTGTTTAGAAACTGGTACTGATTTAACCATCCTGTTTGATAAGCCAGAAGACATACCAGTAACGAAAGATACACTCCATGAAGGCATGACGCACAAACTTATCAAGTTCAGGTACAACAAAGACAGCACAGAAGACTGCACAGAAGATGAAATTAATGTAGTTATAAACGACTTAAGAAATATTATTAGCCAAAGGTCTAAAGGCAGGGTTAATTTACCTTTTCCTGTCAAATCAATAGAAGATTAACCTACCATTCAATGAAAAAGATATGCCCGATTTGTAAAGAAGAAAACTTAACCTCGTGGAAATACTGTTCTGCTGACTGTATAGATATGGCTAAGAAACTATCTAAACTAAACCAGAAACAGTTTGGGTTAGAAATAGAGATAGAGTTACAACCACCAGAAAACTATAAAAGACCACCTATTAATAATCTTGAAATGGTAGATGAAAATGGTTATAGAATGGTCTAAATATAGCTATTATGGTATAATTAGGTAATGAAAAGGAGTCCTATAAAAAGAGTTGGTAAGTCTGCAACATCTAAAATGCAGAAGAAGTGCGATAGATTACTTTCTCCAATTATTACAGAAATGCACCCAGTGTGTCTCTTAAATGGGTTGGAGGATAATCTTAATTGCTCTTATAAATCTCAAGTCGCCCATCACCATGTGCATAAGTCAAAGAGTTTAGCTTTAAGATATGACCTAGAAAACCTAATACCATTATGCACACATTGTCATTTAATGTTACACCATAATGAAAGCTATTGGGCTTCCAAGATTGTTGAAATAAAAGGACTCGACTGGTTTAGAGAAATAGAAATTAAAAAGCGTGGAACAGTTAAAGCAGATATACATTGGTATAACATGCAGTTTAAAACATTAAACAATAAATAATATGGATTACGAACTAGCAAAAGAATTAAAGGATGCAGGGTTTCCGCAGAGTTCTAGTCGGTATGGTAAATACTGGCACAATGGCGAGGTTAAAGTGTGGCAAGACCTAGACGATAGATGTGAGAATTATCTAGGAGTGTTTGATAATGCTTATTATATCCCTACCCTCTCAGAACTAATAGAGGCTTGTGGAGATGGGTTTGATACTTTATATAGAACAAATGGTAGGTGGTATGCTATTGGGTACACAAGGGTAAAGAGAATTGATATAGATGGAATTGAATTAGATTGTAATTCCCCAGAAGAAGCAGTAGCTAGACTATGGTTAGAATTAAATGAATAATGATATACAGTGGACAGCTGAAGAAAAATGGATTAACCAAAAAGTTAAAACACTTATGGAGAATGAAAGAGACGGAGAAACAGATAAGATTCGAGCGAGTATCAGACAAACAATTATTGATAGTGCCAATAGAGCCAAGCAAGATAGCTAAAACAACATGGCAATATTGTAGACCTTTATACGAGGACTCATGGGTTGTTTTTAATAGTTATAATGAAGTTTATGAGTTTAGTTTTACCTGTGGATAACTTTCTGGACTAATTCCCCGCAACTTATATACTTAAGATATTAATAAGTTAAACAAATAAACATGAACGATAAATACACAGCAAAAAGAAAAAAGATGTTAAGACAATCACAAGGTATAGAGTCAATAGGAGATATACTAATGAGTTCAATTACAATCGTAGGAGTATTAATAGTATTTGTAGCTGTTTACTTAATGTTAAAAGTATAGACATAAACCAATATACATAGTATAATTTAATTAATGATTATTGACTTTACTACTTTCCCAGACCCATTTATAGCTTACTCTGATAAATACAATATTGCTGCCGAAATACTAGAGAAAGTATATCGTTCAGGATATCTATGGAGAGAGTATGACAACCAAGAACTACTAGAATACTTACAGATACTATCAGGCAAAAAACTAGAAAAGCAAATTCTAAAAAAGTTTATACGTCACGCTGATATGAATGAATACATACTAGACTTAAAGATGAGAGGGTTAAAAACGTGCAACTTAGATAAGTTAAAGGATAAGTCTTATATTAAGAGGCTTGTTAAAGAGGGACTATAAACTAATATAATAATATGGATTACGAATTAGCAGAGGAATTACACAAAACAGGGTTTAAACCAAAAAATGTAACAATAGCAGGGTCAATACTTGCTATACAAACAACTTCACTATCAGAACTAATAGATGCTTGTGGAAAAAACTTTCCAAAGTTATCTAATGAGTATGGTGAATGGGAATGTGGTGAAATGGAATATTGTTGTGGAGAACATGGTTACAGTTGGGAAACAATAACATTAGGCAAAACTCCCGAAGAAGCAGTAGCAAAACTATGGTTAGTATTGAATAAATAGCTGGCATAGCTCAGATGGTAGAGCAATTCACTTGTAATGAATAGGTCAGGGGTTCGAATCCTCTTGTCAGCTCAACAGATTAGTAGTATAATTTATATATGACAGCAGGAAGACCAACAATACTAAATGAGGAGTTAACCACAAAAATTAGAACTTTGTATCTTGATGGGCTTAACTATAAATCTATACAAGAAACACTAGACATAAACCCATCAACGTGGGATAATTGGGTTAATAAAAATAAAGTGGATTTTAGAGTTAATTTGCAATCATGGAAACATGAAAAACTAATAAGAAAAGCAGAGTTAAGATTAGATTTATTACTAGACTCAGAAGACGAAAGAATATCAACCTCTAACTTACAGTTTACACTTAAAACATTAGGTAAAGACTTAGGTTATTCAGACAGAACAGAACTTACAGGTAAAGGAGGTAAAGACTTAACACCAGATAGAGAAACACAAGACAGGGTAGATAACACATTAGATAAATACTTAGATGACGATAAAAGAAATACTCAAACAGGGTAATCCAAAAGAGTTAATTGCTTTATTCAATTTTACTCCAGAAACAAGTGATGATAAAATCCTAATAAAGTTTAATCTTTGGGGTAGATACTTTTTTCATAAGTATTTTGAATCAGGAGACGCACCGTTTCATAAAGAAATGACATTAAATTTAATACACGCTTATAAGGGAAACATAGAAACCTTTATTAATATTGCATTTCGTGGAGCCGGTAAAGACGTTAAGACTAAATTGTTTATAGCTTTTTGTATATTAAACGACACAACACACTTCCGAAAGTTTTATAAAGTATTGTCAGCCGACCTAACTAACGCTAAACAGTTATGTACTGATGTTTACAACATGCTTATTCAACCTAGAATATTAAAACTATACCCAGACACATTTATTAAGTCAGAGTTTAAAAGAGAAGAAACTATGGGAGCTTTCACTACTGCAACAGGTATTAAAGTTATGTCAGATACTGTCGGCACAGAGCAACGTGGAGCTATTCAAGAGGAGGCAAGACCCGACCTCATCATCTTTAACGATATTGAATCACGCAAAACATTAAGAAGTGCTGTTATATCTCGTAATATTTGGGATAACATGGAAGAAGCACGAACAGGACTACAAAAAGGTGGTTCAACTGTATTTCTTGCTAACTACATATCAGAAATGGGTAATGTTCATAAACTTGTTACAGAAAAACTATCGCCCAGCAAATCTATAATGATTGTGCCTATTATAGAAGATGGGAAGCCTACTTGGGATAGATATACATTAAAAGAAATAGAAAAAATATTAAAAAATGCTGATGACCCAGAAGGGGAATATCTATGTCAACCGAGTGCATCTAAAGACCAATACTTTGACAGAGCTTCATTAGACAGAATGACACCAATAGAACCAATAGAAACTTTAGCAGGATTTAAAATATTTAAGAAATACAATCCTTCTCATAGATATGCAGGAGGAATGGATATTGCAGGAGGTGTTGGACTTGATAGCTCTGCATCTGTGTTTATAGACTTTTCTACTGTGCCAGCTCAAGTAGTTGGAACTTATAATAGCAATGAGATTTTACCAGAAGCATTTGGTGATGAAATTGTTAGAGAGGCTAATATCTTTGGAGGTTGTTTGATTGCACCAGAGAATAATAAGTTTGACCAAACTATCCTAAAAGCTCAACAGCTTGGAGCAAAACTATATACAGCAGTTGGAAGGATTATAAAGATACATCAAGTTGCTCCCCAGACTTTTGGCTGGAACACTAACTCTTTAAATAAGTCTACAATGCTCTCAGGTCTTCGTGAGGCTATTGAATCAGGTTTGTTGGAGCTAAACGACAAAGACCTAATAAATGAAGCTAAATACTACTCAAGGAACGATATGATTGACAGAGATGTAGACATAAGATTAGCAACACGACACAACGACTTACTAATGGCTTGTTGTATTGCATGGCAAATGAATCAACATGCTAGACCAAGTAAACCTTTAATGGAATATAGTTTTGACGATTTAAAAGAATCTAACGAGGCTATTTAATATGGTATAATTTAAACATATATGTCAACACCTACAAAAACAGTTGCAGAAAAGAAAGCACCTGCAAAAGAACCAGAATTTCATTTAGTAATAAGTCTTAACGATGAGGTATTTGAATTTGATACAGATGACTTGAGAGAATCTATTTTGTCAGTAGAGCCAGAGTTTTTAAGAACTAAAGTAATACTTAAAGTAACAAAGGAGGGCAAGACACTAGACAGACTGTATTTTTTACAAGAAGGAAAGAAATTGTTTTACAATAAATACTTTATGGAAACACTTATTAAAAACTTAATTTTCTAACATGAATGTATTTGATTATATAAAACTAGAAGAAACAACTTGGGCAACAGAGCAAGTTCCTTTGACTAACTCTAAGGAATGGAACATGAAAGACCACATCGAAAGATGTATGAATGTTTCTAACGGTTGGTTTCATAAAGGAAAGAATGACGGGATGCGACCATACAATGATATTGTTACACCAATTATTGACGTAGCTTTTCGTTTAGAAGGATTTGATGTTAAAGACATTGTGCCTTTTGTTGATGACATAGAAGAAAATTACAAATCATTTTTAATTAAAAAGTTTCACCCACAATGGGCTAGAACTAACGAGCTAGATACGTTTATTGATGAGGTAGTAGAAAGCTCAGTTATTTATGACCTTGTATTGATTAAGAATCTAAACCAATCAAGACCAGAAGTAGTTAAACTACAAGACATTGCATTTTGTGACCAGACAGATATTCTTTCAGGAGCATTATGTATCAAACATCAGTACACAATCCCACAACTATTAAGCTATAAAGGTAAATGGAACGATGATAAGATTGACGAATCTATTACAATGGCTCAAGCAAGCAAGAGTATTTCAACAGCAACTGATAGAAAGGTAAAAACACCATCTAAATATATAGAAGTTTATGAACTTAGGGGTTCTTTTAAAGAAACATGGCTAGATGAAGACGGAGACGAAAATGTTTACACACCACAACTACATATTGTTACTTATTACACATCAGAAGATGGCTCAAAGAATGGTATTGAACTATTTAAAGGTAAAGACAAAGAAATATCAGCTAACTTCAAAGCATTGAAGATTGACCAAGTTCGTTCACACGGTAGAGCTTGTGGAAAATCTATTGTAGAAAGACTATTTGAACCACAAGTATGGAATAATTACTCAGGAATCAAGATTAAAGGTATGCTTGACAGTGCTGTAAATCTATTGCAGACTGATAGTGAAGAATATGGAAACAAAAAGATTTCAGACCTTAAAGAAATGAGAATCCTTAAACATGAGCCGGGAAGACCTATTTCAAGAGTAGACATGAACCTACAAAATGTTACAGAGCTAACTAACTACCAAACACAACAAGAAAACAACGCTAGGATGCTTGGTTCAGCTTCTGACGGAGCATTAGGTAGAAACCCAGTATCAGGAACACCATTTGCATTACAAGACCTAGTAGTACAACAAGGAGAAGGAATACATGAATACCGTAGAGGTAAGATTGCTACTTTCTTTGCAGATGTTTTGTATCGAGATTGGATATTAAGTTATCTAGTTAAAGATATGAATAAAGGTGTTAAATTCTCAGAAGATTTATCTCTTGATGAGTTAGAAGAAATTGCAACAGCTATTTCAGACAATTTAGTTAATACTAGATTAAAAGAAGGAATGCTTGAAGGTAGAACTTACACACCAGAAGACAAGGATGCTTTAGCTAGAGTTATTAAAGAAAACTTAATGAAGGGTGGTAACAAAAGATTTATGGAAGTGGTTAAAGATGAGCTTAAAGATATTCCAGTTAAAGTGTTTGTAAACATTGCAGGTAAACAAAGAAACATGGCACAGAACGCTGATAAGATTTCTAAGTTACTAAGTAATATCTTGGCAAATCCACAAGCCTTTGCAACTATTCCAGGACTAGCTAAAAGTTATAACGAATTGCTAGAAGAATCAGGAATGAGTGCAATAGATTTTGCACAAATCACAAGAGGAGTTCAGCAAACACCAGAAGCACCTGCTGCTAAAATAAAGACACCAGTATCAGAACAAGAATTAAAAACTAAACAATAATTATGGAAAATTTAAACGACCTAGAAGTAGCAAAGATTGAAGCATTTTGTAAAGATGAAGCAATGTTTGAAGCAGTTAAAAAAATCTTATTCGCAATCCTATATTCAGATGGTGTAGTTAATAAAGATGAAAAGCTTAACCAAAGAAACGGAGCTTTCTCACTTATTGCTAATGCTTACTCAGAAAACAAGAATATTACTAATGACGAATTAGGAGAACAACTAAGAGCTAAATTTGAAGGAGTGCATACAATCTTAAACGGTTTTGACCAACTAAAAACTATCAAAAAAGAGGAAGTTGTGATTGAAGATTTAATAAACGAGGCAGAGTAGTAGTGTGGTATAATATAAACATATGAATAAATATAAAAACTTAACGGCAACATCGCAAGTAAAAGCAATAACAGGAGTATTAAAGGGGATGTATGTAAATTCTACATCAACAGGAACTATTGAGTTCAATGATGGATTTACTGCAACTGAGGCAGGAATTAAAGCCACAGGAACATTCACAGTAGCGGCAGCAATCGTAGACGACGACACAGTATCTATTGGAGGACAAACTTATACATTTAAGACAACTCTAACAGCATCAACAACAGCAAACGAAGTTCTCATTGGTGTATCAGATGCAACAGCATTAGACAATATTAAGAGTGCTATCAATAAATCAGCAGGTGGAGGAACTACTTATGGTTCTGAAACAGTAGCTAACGCTTTTGTAGCAGGAACTACAAATACGGATACTACTCAAGTGGTAGAAGCATTAGCAGTGGGAACTTCATACAATGAAGTCGCAACATTGTCAAGTGATGCAGCTAACCTATGGGGAGACCCCACACTTACAGGTGGACTTAATGTATCACCACTAATTAATAACACAATAACACCAGCTATCGGTTATCATGATTTAGGAGATGTATCGTTTTCAAATGGGTTACTTGCAACTATTGCAAACACATTAGACGTTACAATACACTACGAATAGTAGTTTGGTTATATTTCACCCATAAAAAATACTTATAACATGTGTATCATTCCACACTGAATGACCTTAAAACATATATATGAACGAAGAAAACGAAGAATTAAACGAAGATGTAGAAGAAGATATTGACATTGAACTTGACGAAGAAGAAGTTGAGGATAAAGCCGAAATCAAAAAACCTACAGAAACGTTAGAAGCAAGACGCTCAAGACTAACTAGACAATTAGAGCAAACTAACAAAAAGTTAGGCGTAACGGAAGAAAAAGAAGTAAAACAAGAATCAAATAACTTAGGAGAATCTGCATACTTAATTGCTAATGGCATTAAAGAATCAGATGAAAAAGATTTAGCTAGGAAACTATCTAAAGAGACAGGAAAAGACTTAGAAGCACTTTTGGACAGCACTTACTTTCAATTAGAACTTAAAACTTTAAGAGAAACTAAAACAACTGAACAAGCTAATCCAGAAGGTAGTAAACGCTCAAATAATTCAACATCAGATTCAGTAGAATATTGGATAGCAAAAGGAGAATTACCACCAGCATCAGAACAGCAATTAAGACGTGACGTAGTAAACGCACGAATTAAAAAAGATGATTCATCAGGAACTTTCTACAACTCTTAAGTTAAATTAATAAATTAACTAAAGATGACGCCGAAGCTCATTCACAATTAAATATGCTATAATGTGGTTAATATGCCATCAGGAGTTTACCAAAGAACAGAAAAGCACAAACTCATAAACAAGGGTAGAACCCATACCAACAGAAAGAAATATTTTAAAGGGAGAAAAGTTACTATCAAAACTTGTGAGTATTGTAAAAAAGATTATGAAGCAAACTATAAGAATGCTAAAAAATCTAAATTTTGTTCACTATCTTGTTCTGCTAAAAGTAGACCAGAGTTTGTTTATTCTAATCTAGGAAAAACAACATCAGAAAAACAAAAACAATCTGCTCGTTCAAGAGTGGGTACAAAACACCCCAGATGGATTAAAAATAGAACTGCCCAGTTAGAAAAGCAAAGGCTAAGGGGTGGTGGCGAGTGGAAGGATTGGAGAAAAACTATCTTTGAAAGAGATGATTTTACTTGTCAGGAATGTAGAACCATTGGAGGTCGCTTGGAACCTCATCATATTGTTCCATTAAGAAATGATATGAATATAAAGTTTGACATTAATAATGGAATAACTTTGTGTAGAAAATGCCATATGAAAACTTTTTATAAGGAACATTTATTTGAAGAAAAATACAAAAAGATATTAACCCCAATATAGCATATTTAATTTGAAGATATAAAGCAGTCATACTAAACAATATTTCAATCGTACCATCAGAAGAGTTTGAAACAAAATTACAAGAACGTCTATCTGCACCAGCAGTGTGGAAAGAGGTTTGTAAAGTTTCTTACACAGACACAGGAGTCCTACACAATCCTTATCTAACAGATTCAACAATAGGAACAGGAACTAGAGGAACAGGTTACACATCTACAGCATCAGCTACAACAGATGATACAGTAACAATCAACACTTACAAATATTCAGCACAACATATTGATGAAGCTGACTTAGCTCAAAAGTCATTCAGCGACTTCATGGAAATTGCTGACAATATGGGAACAATGTTGAACGAAACTATGGAAACTGCAATGCTTGCAGGACACGCTTCATGGACAAACTTCGACAACGCTTCAATTGGAGGTGCAGCAGGAAACATTACAGTAGCGACTTCAAACATCGATGACATCGTTGTAGAAATCAAAACTGCAATCAGAACAGCAGGAGGAGGAGAAATGGCTGACCGAAACGGAATCTTCATCCAATGGAGAGAAGCTGATTTCGCTAAAGTTGAAAGACTAGCAGCATCACAAGGTTTCAACACAGCAGATAACGTTCTAAACAACGGAATCAAACAAGGTTTCTCATACCTTGGTGTAGAACATTATTCAACATCAAAGAACGTGTCAGGTCACGTATTTGCTGGAGTAAAGAAAGCATTTCACGTTGGAATTGTTAAATCAACTTACGGAAAAATGAAACAAATTGTTAACCCAGTTGTTTCATCAGCTCAAATTTCAGGACTAGGACTAGAATCAAGAATTGATTACAAATTCAACGCTTGGACTAAAATGGCACCAATTTTGTATGATGTGCTAGTAGCGTAATTTACTTTAAAGGTAATATTATTAACTAACATAAAAACATTATGGCACTATCAAATGGAAAAAATCCTACATTCGATACAGTTAAAATAGAAGCACAAACACTTGTACCAAATTCAAGTCAACTTGCAACTAACAGTATTAATGCAGGTGTTACATCAGTCAGATTGGAAGCTAATGCGAACGGAGTTACAGACTTTACAGTTTTACCTTCACTCACATCAGTACCAGTTGGACACGTAGTAACTATCGTAGCAGGTGCAGCTAACTCAGAAGTTAGAACACCAGAAGATTCAGATGAGGAAATTAACTCAGAGAATAGTGATGGAACAAAAGAATATCTTATTCTAGCTACACAAATCCACAGATTCACTAAAATTGATAACACTATCGGTTGGATGGGACAAGGATTTACAGCTATAGGTGCAGTCGCAACAGCAGTTGTGCCTGACTAACTAGCATATTCATTCAGACCCTTTATTGGGGTTTGGAGTGAGTATACTAAATAATGGTATAATTAGACAAATGGCAATTCAATTTAACGACATAACAAATTTACGAGGGCTAGTTCAACTAGCAGAAGAAGAACTAGGTTACACATCTGGTGCTATTTCAGGTAATGCAACAAGATTAAAGCAATTTACAGCACGAGTAAACAACTCACTTGATACATATTTTTCTATTGGAGTTCAGGCTAGCGGGACATGGCAATTAGATAGTAAAAACCACACAGACTACAACATCATTGAAACAGACCTTATAGCACTTCAAAGAGATTACAATTTTTCAGCAGATGGTAGTGGAAATATGATACTAGATATCTACAAAGTAATGATAAAAGACGAAGCAGGAGTTTATTATGAAATATTCCCAGTAGACCAAGAAACAGATTCTAACATGCAAGCATTTTGGGATGGTAAGAACACAACAGGACAGCCCATTAGATACGACAAGACAGCAAACGGTATTTTCTTAGATGTTTTACCTACTTGGAACTGGAGAATTGGAACAGAGGGAGAACAGGGTGTTAAGATTTTTATAAACAGAGAATCAGATTACTTTGTGTCAACAGATACAACGAAAACAGCAGGTTATCCATACCATCAAGAATACTTTTATTTAAAGCCTTGTTTAGAAATGGCACGAATAAACAACCTTGACTCTTTTACAAAATTAAGAGATGAAGTCTTAAAACTAGAAGGAGATGTAACAACAGGTCGAGTTGGTTCTATTGCTAAAGCATACGGTAATAGAGCAAAAGACGAGCAATCAGTATTAGAAGCAGTGTCAATAGACAGTAGATAATTAACAACATTAAAAATAAACATGATTAAAGAAACACTTAAAGGATTAGTAGGAACATATAAGTTCGAAATAAAAGACGTGAACGGAAATGTTCGTGATACTTTTGAAGTTAAAAACCTAGTAACAACAGTAGGTTTTGCTCAACTGGCATTACTTGCAGGAGACGCAACAGCAGTTCCCTTTACATATCTTGCAGTAGGAACCTCATCAACAGCAGTAGCTATTTCAGATACAACTCTTAATGCAGAAACTACAACAAATGGATTAGAAAGAGCAGCAGGAACAGTTTCACGAATAACAACAACAGGAACTAACGATACATACCAAATTACAAAGACTTGGACAGCAACAGGTTCAGTATCAGTTGAAGAAGTTGGAGTATTCAATGACGCATCAACAGGAACAATGCTTTCACATGCACTAACTGGAACTAAGGCAGTTACAACGGGCGAAACTTTGACGGGAACTTATCAATTAGAGGTAGCTTAACCTAAAATAGTATGGCTCATGTCGCAAATTTAACCGTAGACAATACTAAAGTTGCTGCTAATGCAACTGATTTTCCAGTTTATGTAGATTTATCTGACATGAACGCTACTTTTTGGTCTACGGTAGCTAATGGTGGTGGAGATATTCGTATATTTAAATCAGATGGCACAACAGAACTAGCAAGAGAAGTTGTTAGTTGTGATACTTCTGGAGAAACTGGTGAACTACATTTTAAATACACAGGAACTTTATCATCATCAGTAGATACAGAAATACAGATACATGCAGATGGTTCATCAAGTGATTACGCAGTAGGTGCGACTTATGGAAGGAATAATGTGTGGAGTGGGTATGATGGTGTATGGCATACTAATGAAAGTTCAGGTACGAGATACAGTGCGACAGGTTCAAATAACTTCACAGATAATAACACTGTAACGAGTGCAACAGGAAAAGTTGGAACTTCTGCTAGTTTTGCTTCTGCGAATGAGGAATATTTATCAGGTGTTTTTGCAGATTTAAACGCCTATGGCACAGGCTCATTCTCTATTTCAATGTGGATAAATCTTATAGATGTTACTTCGGTAAGTCTATTTAGAAACTGGTACACTACTAACCAAACTCCGAATAATGTTCAATATAATACTGGAGTTGTTTCTGGTCAATTAAATCATTTTATTTACCAACAAAATAAAACTGCTCCAGAATCTACCTCACTAGATGGGTCTTCAACAATATCTACTAATACTTGGTACAATGTAGTACTTGTCAGAGAATCAAATGTATCAAAGTTTTACTTAAATGCGAGCATTGACGGAACATCTGCTTCTAATAATATAAATGTAACAAAATCGGGCAACACAACAACCATTGGTGGGGCATTACCAGAAGATATATCGTACACAAACGGTAAAATAGATGAAGTAAAAATCATAGGTTCTGCACTCTCTGCCGATTGGATAACAACAGAATACAACAACCAAAACTCTCCTAGCACTTTTTATACAGCGACAGCACCAGGCATTACATTCTCTATCACAGACACACTTTCTCTTTCAGAAACATCAACAAATCTAAGAGGTCTTATTACAACTACATCAGAATCACTATCTGTATCAGAAACAATATCAGCTCTTAAAGGTATTTCATTTACTATCTTAGACACTCTTGGTTTAGTTGAAACATTTACATCAACAAGAACCAGACTATTTAACATCGCAGAAAGTCTAGGGTTAATAGAAATAAAAGCATACGTTCAAAAAAAATGGAGCAATATATCTAAATCAACGGTAGCAACAGTAACTAACGGTGTAAAGACTGCCGTATCTGTAATAACTAATACACCTAAGTCTTAATGGTATAATATATATATGCAACCAGAAGACTCCAACACAAAAATAGATAATTTAGAAAGACAAATAGAAGCATTAACTAAAAAGGTTGACGATTTTTCCAATCCGACTACAATGCCAGAACAATTCTTAAAAACTCTTTCAGATAAAGGTTTTGTTAGGTTTAAAACTGGATTAACAACTTACACAAATCCGTCAGGTCTTGAATTTAAAAGTTATATAGCGGAGTTTTTAAATACAGAAGGTTTGATTGGTTATACTCCAAAACCATACTTATTGAAATTTACAGCAGCAACTTCTGATGTTTGTACTTCTCCTAATCACCAAATGATAGACGACTTGGGAGTGTTTGTGGTTTCAACAGGTGTGTTCCCAGCACCTCTTGGAAACAACGCTCAGTATTTTATTATAGATGCAACGGCAAACACGTTTAAATTAGCTTTATCACAAGGAGGTACAGCGGTAGACATTACTTCAACAGGAGGAGGTGACAATTATGTTTTAATTACAGGATAATATGTTTAAAATACCATTAGAAACAAAAGAATACCAACAAAACAATTCTTCAGACAGAAAAGGAAATGTTCATATTACTAAAAACATAACTTTTGATAATGATGGGTATATTTCTTTATCAGACAGAACAAGAAGTATTGGAGACAGTTCAAATCTTTCAGATTTAATTGACGGTTCAACTGAAGCTCCTGTTTTAGCAGCAACACAAGACAATTCAAGATTTTATATGCTTTCAAATGAAAAAATATATAGAACAACAAATGTTGTATCTTACAGTGACGACGTTTTAAATTGGGAAGTTGATAATGCTACTGATGTTCCAACATTAAGTGCAGGTGGTAAAAACGACATGTTTTATACAAGGTTTAGAGTGGGTGCATCAACATCAGACCAGATGATTGTTTGTAATGGAACTTCTGATTTGTTTGTAAGAGGTGCAAGTGCTTGGACAGAAATAGACATTACAGGAAATGCAAATTTTTTGTGTCAATTTGATAACTTGAGTGCTTTAGCATATTCAGCAGACAACATTGTCAGATTAATAGAATTATACACAGGAAGTGTTACACCTATTAAAACACTTACTTTACCAGAAGAATATACAATTACTTCTATGGCTTATTCTAATAACAGACTTTATATTGCAACTGTATCTAATAAAGATGATTATTGTATTCTTTTTGAATGGGACGGTATTTCAGATGAAGCTAATGTTGGATATACAGTAAACGCTAAAGGTGTATTTTCGTTAGACAAATATAAAAATGGTGTTGCGTTTTTAGACACTAATGGAGACTTGTTTTATTGTTCAGGTGGGTTGCAAAAACTAGACTCATTTCCAAGAGCCAAAAACGAAAAGAGACAATATTTTCTTGGTAGTAACCCAGCTTCTAGCGCCGTAGTGCCAAGAGGTCTTGTTGTAGACAGAGAAAACATTTATATTTCAATGAATATTCAATTAAATTCTAATGATGGAGACAACAAAGATTATTGGACAACAGACTTGCCATCTGGTGTATGGTGCTATAATCCAACAAATAAACTTCATCTTAAATACACAATTGGAGAATCACAACAATTACCTACAGATGTAATTACAACTGGAAATGTAGCCATATCAACAGACATTATTACAGTAGCTGGTCAAACAGTTCCAGCAACAGGAACACAATGTTTTTATTTTTCAGGTTCTGATAGTGCAACTAAAATAGCAGGTCTTGACAATTCTAAAAGATACTTTGTAATTTATCAGAGTGATACAACTTTAAAACTTGCAGATAGTTATTCAAATGCAATAGCAGGAACAGCAATAGATTTAACAGGCACAGGAAATGATTTACAGTTTATAACTTTTAATAAAGATTTAGATTATGGTGGAACTTATAACTTTTATGGAGGTCTTTTCTTAGTTAGAGATTTAGACACATTAAAACAAGTTTCCCCGTCAACTATAAATGAACTGCTTATAGGTGGTAATATACAAGCAGGAACGTCAACATCTCTTAATAGAAATGGATTATTTGCCACACAAACAAATCAAGAAAACAGAGGGTATTGGATTACTCCTAGAATGGAATCACAAAACTTAATAGACAATTTTAAATCTGTAATTAAAAAGTTCAAAAAGTTAGTCTATGAAGAAGATAAAATAATTGTTAAATACAGAACAGAAGAAAACACACTTCCTAATTGGGTTGAAAGATTACAAGCACCAGCAACATGGGTAAATACAACTTCATTTACAACAACACAAGATTTGTCAGATGTGGTAATAGGCAACGAGGTAGAATTTGTGGCAGGGGTTGGAGCAGGTTATCTTGCACATATTACAGCTATAACTGAATCATCAGGGACTTATACAGTAACAATAGACGAAACGGTTAAAAATGTAGTGGCAGATGACAGGGTAGTAGCAACTTTTTCTAATTGGATTAAATTAGGAGTAATTACAAAAGACTCACCAAACAATGACCTTGGTTATGAACAATTTGCAGAACTTAATGTTAAAGCTAAATGGTTGCAGATAAAAACAGAGTTTAGGGGAATATCAATACAAGAAGAAGAATTAATGGTTGATAATGATGTTCAACTACGGGCTGGTAAATAAATGGTATAATAAGTATAATATATGGCACCACTAACGAGAGAACAAGTAACAAATATAGGAACAGCACTAGCAGGAAACAAAGAGGCTAGAGATATTGTTGTATCTGCTGCACAAGACAAAATTTCACGTCAATCAGAAACAGCTAGTTCAGTTGGAGGTAACTTAGCTGCCGGTGTAACTACTATTAATTCAAATAATTTAAAACCGACTCCAGTAGTTAATCCAACTGCTTTACCACCAAACCCTACTAATACAAGAATAAACGCCGCTACAAACATCTCAGAGGCTCAGGCGATACCTCCAAAGGCACCCGTTACTTCTTTACAAGACAAAACACAACAATTTTTACAAGACCAATTGGGAGAGGGTGGACAAATTAATACTCAAGCAGTTAGAGAAGAACTTCGACTTGATGAAAAACGTAAAAAAGCTATTGATTTAGATAATAAAATTATTAGTGTTAAAACAAGATACGAAGACCAAATTGCAGAATTAGAAAAAAACGCACAAGGAAATTTTGGTGGTGCTTTAGCAGGAAGAATAAATCAATTATCACAAGAAGCTAATAAAGAATTAGCAAATCTTTCTTTTCAATATAAAATTGCAAATGATGATTTAACTGGAGCCAGAGAAACATATGATGCAAGAGTAGCTGACATGAAAGATTTTAGGGATTACCAATTCCAAGTATATAACGCTACAAGAGATGCTCTACAGAATGATTTAACAGCAAGTGAAAAACTAACATTAGACCAAAACTTTAAAATACAACAAGATGAAACAGATTTTGAGCAACAGAAAGAATTGGTTGATTACAAAGCAAGTATAGACGCTATGAGTGGAGGAGGTGAAACTCCAAAGATTGTAAAAGTTAATGGTGTAGATTCAGTATTTAATTCAGAAACAGGACAGTTTGAGCCCGCACCAGTATCATCTTCAAGCGATAGCCTAACACCATTAGGTAAATTACAAAAAGAAGAAAAAATACTGCAGGTTGACAGCTTGATTAACAATAGTTATCTAAACAATGCGGTAGGAACAAACAGAGCGGCAAGGCTATCTCCTGCCAGTGTATTTACAGCAGGTAAATCAGACTTCGTTGCTAGTGTTGAACAACTTGTATCAAGTCTGTCCTTAACAGAGTTACAAAACGCAAAAGCACAAGGAGCAACTTTTGGTGCATTATCTAATGCAGAATGGAAGATACTTGGTGCATCTGCTACTCAAATAGAAAACTGGAAAGAAGAAAAACTAATAGGAAAGAAAACAGAAGGATATCAAACTAGCCCTGCTAAATTCCAAGCAGAACTAGATAAGATTAACAGGTTTGCAAGTATGGACTATATCATTAGGGGAGGACTACCAGAAGATATTGGCTTAATTACAACAGATGATGGTAATATTTGGTATGAAAATGCAGACGAAACATTAACGCAATTAGAGCGAATACTAGACTAATATGGCAACAATAACAAAAAAACAATTTGAAGAACAATATGGAAGCAATGTTCTAGAACCTAAGAAAGAAGGTTTTATTAAAGAAACTCTGGGTGATGTTGTAGAAACTGGAAAATCTGTAGTAGGTTCATTTAAAGAAGCTGGAGAAGAAGTTGTAAGCGATTTTCAAAAGTCTCAATCTGGAGAAAGAAACCCTGTTAAAGCTGGTTTTGATATTGCCAGTTCTGTTGTGGGAGGTGTTAGTGGTGCTATAGGAGATGTAACTGTAGGAGTAGGTAAAGTAGCCCTACCACAATCAGCAGAGGACAAGGTAGCAGAGGTTGCACAGGTTGGAGCAGAAAAACTATTTAATACAGAGTCAGTTCAATCACTTGTAAACAGTTATGGTCTTTTACCAGAAGATAGAAAACAAGACCTTAGAACATCAGGAGAATTTTTAGAAGCAATGCTAGACATTGTGGGTCTTAAAGGTGCAACAGCTTTGAAACAACCATTAGCTCAAATAAGTAAACAAGGATTAGACGTTGCAACAGATATAGCAACAAAGGGAGTTAAAATAGCAAAAGAAACTATTGATACAGTAGTTCCAGTAGGAAAGAATTTAATTAAACCCAAAAAGAAAGTAACAGATGTTGTTGGAGAGATTATACAAGGTAAATCAAAAGATGTTGAAAAAGGAGTTAAAGCATTATCTAATTTAGATACAACAAGTGTAAAAACATACGATGATTTAGGTAAGGCACTTCAAACAAGAATTAGCTCACTATCTAAAGGTGTTGATAAGGTTCTTGGACAAGATGTAACACCAACTAAACTTAATAAACTAACAACAGAAACAAAATCAACTTCTGGTAAAGTTATTAAAACTAATTATGTTAATAGAGCATTAACTGACCTTGCAGAATTATATGCAAAGATTGGTGATGGTGCTAAAGCACAAAACATTAAAGACTTAGTAAGTAAGGCTAAAAAAACAGGTCTTACTAAACTAGAAGTAAATAATATTGCCAGAGAGTATGGTCAAGAGTTTGGAAGTAAAGCTTTCAGTAAATTAGGTGACCCATTAACAAGTGTAAACGCACAACTATTTGAGAACACCAGAAAAGGATTAAAGAGTGTTGCAAGAAAAGGTATAGGAAGTAAAGAAGCACAAGAAATAGACTCTGTAATTAGTTCTATGTTTAACACAAGCAAACTTGTTCAAAAAAACATTGAGGCTGTTAATAAACTACAACAAAAAATATCAGACAGAGGGCTACTAGAAAAACTTGGGTATGTTGTATCAAAAACAGCAGACGTTGTAACTGGTGGAGCTGTTAGAGGTGTAATAGGAGGAATACTGCCAAGAGGAGTTGGTAACAAAGTATTTAATGCACTTGATTTAGAAAAACGACTAGCCGACAACCTTAAATTAATTAATAAAGCATTAAAAGGTAAAACCGATGATGAAATAGTTAAAATATTAGAATCGGCTAAATAACTACTCTACTAGATATTCAACAAAACCCTTGAAGAACATTATAAGTGGACATATCCACAACATGTTCCAGCCAAAGACAGCACAACCAATAATAAAGATTAATATACTCATGCCTAAACTCTACCACCTCCCTAACATTTGTAAAGCATAAATGGTATAATTAAACAATATGGACGAAAAAAAACGTAAAAAAATAGAACGAATATCTCAACTAGCTCAAGACGGAGAATTAGCTTTATTTAAATACCTATTAGATATCGAAGAAAAGATTGACGAGGAAATCCCAGAGCTTAAAAACATATTAAAGAGAGTAAAAGGAGATAAAGGAGAGACACCAACTAAAGAGGAAATAATTAAACTTATTAAGCCTCTTATTCCTGTTGTAAAGAACGGAGCAGACTATGTTCTAACTTCACAAGACAAAAAGGAGATTGTCAAGGCTATTAAAGTTCCTGTTGCAGAAAAGGTTATAAACAATACAGAGACAATCAGAGAGGTTTTCGATACAGACAAAGTAGCCTTAAAGGCATCTAAATTAGCTGAGGTTACATTAAAAACGCTTATACCTACATCAGAGAGTATTGCTAAAAACATTCCTGTTCTTGGAGAAAAAGTAAGAGACAGTTTAGAAATACTTAATGGAGATGAAAGACTAGATATTAATTCAATTCGTGGTCTTGGTGATTACAAAGAAGTATCTGAAATGGCAAGAAGACCTTTCCCTACATATACACCATCTGGAAATATTGAGATATTAGAGGACGGCGTAAAGAAAGGATTATCAAAAAGACTAAACTTCAGTACGGGATTAGACGTTGCTTTGAATGGAAATCAGGTTGACATCACAGTAGACCCTACCGAACTAACTACTATTAACTGGGGAAATATCAATGGAACTCTAACAGACCAAACAGACCTCACAACATACATTTCAGACCAACTAGCAACACAAGATACTCTACAAGAAGTTACAGACAATGGTTCAATCACTACCAACAACATAGAAGCATTATCTTTCACAAAGACAGGAGGAACTTCATCACAGTTTCTAAAAGCAGATGGAAGTGTTGATTCAAATACATATTTAACAACAGAGGTTCAAACTCTAGCTGGTATTTCACTATTGTCAGACAATACAGCAAAATCTTTATATACAATGACATCAGGTGTAGATGTAGAGTTTGAAGATAGTTCTAATGCAACAATTTTATATTTAGATGAATCTACTGGTAATGTAGGTATAGGGACAACAGCACCAGATGAAATGCTACATCTGGAAGCATCGAGCGGATACGGAGCAAGAATGACTCTAAAGAATACACATAACTCTTCAACAACTATTAATTTCGATTCAAACCGAACATCTACTGGTTCAGGACTAGGAGGTTTTACGGGGTATTGGAATGGAAACAGAGTCAATGGAGTAGTATTTGCCTCAGGGGATGATACAACAAACAAAGACGAAGGTTTTTTGAGATTCTTTACAAGAGATACAGGAGAAGGTGATTGGTCAGAAAAAATGAGATTAAGCCAAGATGGTAACGTAGGTATAGGAACAGATACACCAGACGAATTACTCCACTTACAAGCCACAGGTATTTCTGGTAGAGAAACTTTACTAAAAGCTAATGTTTCAGATGCTGGTAACGACTTCTTTGGTGTTGGTAATGGAACTTCTACTGCTGCCAACTTTGCACCAACATTTATAGGATATAAAGATAGTAATTATGGTTCAGGGTATATTTATTCTCTAAACTTTAGAGGGCTTATTCCTACGAGTCAAGATATAACTAATATAAACAGATTTGGAATTGTTCATTTTGAAGTATTTAATACAGATAATGCTGCTGACCCTAATAATAATTTAGATGGGGCTGTGGTAAATAGAACTTTATACACATTTGCAAATGGCTCTGATACCTTATTACAAATTGATGCCAATGGTGATATTGGTATTAGAACAACAGCCCCAACAGAAGCATTAGATATAAATTCAGATGCAATAAGAGTTAGAAATGATTCAACACCTGCTTCTGCTTCTGCAACTGGTGCAAAGGGAGAGATTAGATGGGATTCAAGTTATGTATATGTTTGCACAGCTACAGACACTTGGAAAAGAACAGCAATCGCAACGTGGTAATAATTAACAAAAAACATGCCAACAATAGAGAAAACACAAGAAGAAATAGTTAAAGATGTAGTAGCAACTATTATCAATAAATCTAATAGATTAGAGAGAAGACTTAAATTCAGAAATTTAAAAGATTAACATGGACTTACCACACTTAAAAAAGAATTGGTTTATATACATATTTGTTATTCAACTCGTAGTTCAGTGGGTAACATTTGGAACTCAAATACAAGTAAATACAGACAATATTTCAGAACTTAAAGAAAAACAAAATAGTAGCCAATTGGTTTTAGTAGACATACAAACAAGACTAGCTTCTATTGAAACATCACTAATATTTATTAAAGATAGAATATAATGAAACTACCAAGAGCAATACTTACATATTCAGGTATAAAGAATAAGCCCTTTAAACTGGTAAAGGATATTAATTTTACTCTATCTAATGGCGATAACATGTTAATCAAAAAAGGTTATCCAACAGACTTTGCTTCTTTACCTAAACCTTTTAAAGTTCTTGGAGTTTATTTAAAAACATT